GGATGCCAAGCGTTTCCATCCCAGATAAACGCATCCTCAGAGACAGTATCAAAGAGGATTTGACCATTAAACTGTGCTGTTGGATAACCACTTTGAGCTATAGATTGAAATATTGCAGTAGAAGTATTTGATAACTTAGTTCCATCAATAGAATCATTTGCAATCCTTGCAGCATCTAGACTTCCGCTTGTTATTTTACTAGCAGGAAGTGATGGAATTTGTGTTTCTGTAAGTGCTGTTCCTGCTGTAATTACACCTTTAGTATTAACAGTAACTGATTGATAAGTTCCAGCACTAATTCCACTTGTTGAAGTCGTTAAATTACCAGAACCATCAACAGTTAACCCTCCTCCAGATGTAATTTGAACAGCACCTTTAGCACTTGTTGTTGCTACTGGAAGATCACTAGCTACTAATGCTGTAGTGGCAGTAATTTGTCCTTGAGCGTTATATGTAATACCACTGATTGAAGCTGCTGTTATTGCATTTGTGATTGATATAGCACCAGCTCCATTAACACTTAATCCAGTCCCAACAGACACGCCACCAACAGCACTAGAAGTTGCAACAGGTAAATCACTAGCAGCAAGAGCAACAGTTCCAGTGATTAATCCTTGAGCGTTATATGTAATACCTGAGCGAGTTGCAGCAGTAACTGTGTTATTAATTCCAAGATTTCCACTGGCTACATTTAATGACCTATCAATATTTGATGTATTTAATTTTGCAGCCGTAATTGTTCCATCACCTATTTTTGTTCCGCTAATTCCACTCGCTACCTTGTCATTTGTGATGGCTGCGTTCGCAACAGCCGCCGTTTCTACAGCGTTTGCAGCTAGCTTTGCATTTGTAACAGCGTCATCGGCAAGTTTGCTTGTGGTAACTGCACCATCTGTAATTGTTCCAGCAGATATTGTCCCAGAAAGTTTGGCAGTAGTTACAGCTCCATCAGCAATTTTTGCTGTTGTGATAGCTGCATCTACCACGGCGGCGGTGTCTACAGAATTGTTTGCAAGTTCACTTGCTCCTACAGAATTTGCAGCTAGGTTTCCAGCCGTGATTGTATTCGCTGCTATCTTTGTCGAAGTAATGGCAGCGTCAACGACAGCCGCAGTATCCACAGCATTGTTAGCCAACTCTGAAGCAGTTATGGCGTTTGCTGCTATTTGTGCCGCAGTAATCGAATTTCCAGTTATCTTTGCCCCTGGGAAGTCTCCGTCAGCAATATTTAATTTCGCATAAGGAACAGTGACATTGGCTAATTTATCTCCAGTAATGCTTCCCGCTAACTGTGCATTTGTAATCGTTCCATTTAAAGAAGTCGTTGGGTAATTTGTTGCATCAGTTAAGTCAAAAGCAGGAGTAGCATCTGTTCCTCCAAGTGTTAAGGTTACACCTCCAACAGTAATAGTTGTATTATCTAATTTTGCATTTGTAACGGCTCCATTAGCAATAGCAGCAGTATCTACAGCATCATCAGCAAGTTCAGAACTCCCTACAGCATTAGCTCCTATCTGTGCATTTGTTATAGAATTTCCTGTTATTTTTGCGCCAGGAATATCCCCATCAGCAATATTTAATTTTGCATAAGTAACTGTTGTATTAGATAACTTATCTCCTGTGATACTTCCTGTTAATTGAGCATTAGATATTGTTCCACTTAAATTTGCTGTTGTGTATCCAGTCGCATCTACTAAGTTAAAAGCAGGAGTAGCATCTGTAGCCCCAAGAGCAATACTGATACCGCCAAGAGAAATACTTGAATTTGCAAGTTTGACATTAGTAACCGCACCATCAACAATTGCTCCTGTGGCTACTTGGTCCGTTCCTAACGTGCCAACCTTTGCAGCAGGGATATCTCCAGCATCTAAAAGAGTTACAGCCTTAGCTACTAAATCTTTTACTGTTACTTTTTTAGTCTCTGTTGCGCTCAAATCTGCAACAGCAAGCAAGTCTGTTGCTTGAATTGAAGCCTCTGCTAAAGGAGGCAATCCAGTTATTTTGAGATCAGCCATTGACTACTAACTAAAAACCAATAGCAATAGTTTAAACCTGTTCGAGCAATATGGGACTTTCATTTTCCTGAAGAATTTTATCGTCATCTTCTTGGAGAAGATAACCAGGGGTATCTCCTGTCTTTAAAGCAATAACACCATTGGTCACAAAATCAATTCTTGTCTCTATAACTTCAGCAGCAGCAACAGATACAGCAACATTGGTTACGCAACATTCAGCCTCGTAGTAAACATTATTTCTTGCGTTAGTTCCATCTTTGTAAATGTAAAAAATTCCACTAAAATCTGCGCCTTGCTGAGTTCTTATAATTAACTGAGCCAGATAGAAAGGAAATTCTGCGTCTGCACCATACTGATTAGTTCGATTTCCTGTTCCATAACTATGCTCCCAAATACAGTTCATAGAACCTTGACCACTAATTAAACCAGCTTCGTATTGACTCTTAAACTCATCTCCAACAGAAGTTAAATCAACTTGGTCTCTACTAGTCGTCATTTCAAAATCTTTTACATTTGCTACATGACGAAACAATTCATTTCTTGTTTGAAGTAATACATCTTTTGCACTACTTGGAACTACAAGCGTTTTTGCGTTAGCACTTAAACCTTCAATTGCTAAAGGAAAAGAATCAAATAGACGAATCCCTCCTACTGGATCAATATTTACAAACCATTTTCCATCTGGATAATTATGTCCATCAACGAGTTCTAATGTTGAACCGTTAGCAGTTGATATTTCTACTTCATCTCCAGTTATTAACGAACCAGAACTATGATCAACATTAAATCTCTTTGTAGCTGCGTTTACATCTGAAGGATCTAAAACAGTTTGCAGTGGAGATTGAAGAGTATCCCTTTTGAGAACAATCTCACCACTCTGACCAAAGTAAACACCCATTAGGAACCAGCAGCAGCAGATCCTGTTGCAAGACTATCTTCAATAGGCGCACCATTAGCTTCCCAAGTTATATCAACAGATGACACTTCACCCATAGAAGCACCCATCGTTATTCCAGTTACATAAGTAACAAACGTAATAAATCTAGGAGTTGAACCATCTAACCATGCAAGCTTCAATTTTATTTCATTACTTGTTGTCTGCTCGCCGTCACCGCCAGCAGTTCCAGAACTTCTTTTGATTGAATTTTGTAAAATATCTTTTACGTTTGAACCACCTGAAGTTGTGTAATAAAAAAGTCTTGCACTTCCTGAGTAACTACGAATCCCATCAGTAATAGTTCTATCAGTGTCTCCCATCGCAGTTGTTTCTAAAACTGCTTGAGTAGAAGAAAAGCTCCAATTTTGAACTTTTGCTGCTTTTGTTGTTGATGTGCCTATGTATAAGGCTCCATCTCTTCCACTATAAAATCCAGCCACGATCCAAAATCAAAAACATTGCGTTTATTCTACGGTGAATCGAGACAAGCGACAAAACTACAACTTACATTGCTCCTTCCTTTGAAGGTACTTGTAATAGAAGGAGGAGAAGCATATCTCCATTTTCCACCATATATTTCCTCTTGTTCCGTTATTTGTCTAGTTAATGTCTTTGCTGTGCCGACAGTATCCTCAATCCCTGCTGTTGCATAACCTCGCTTAAAAGTGACGTGATCCCATCTAGAGTTAACTTCATAATAATTCCCTAAAATCATCGCTGCATCGTCATCGTGAATGTTCGAAAAACTAAGAGTTAATCTGGCATTAACAGGTTTATTTCCATAACGGATATGTGTCTTTGTTCCGTCTAAAGATTCAAAATTTGTACTTGGATACTCCCCAGGAGTGTAACTTCTGGAAGTCGGTTTGACTGGTGGAAAAGCGTATGGCATTAGTTAATCCTCTAGAACACTGAATTGTGAATCCCAATTTTGCAAAACAGAAAGGGTTCCATTTGCCTCAGTTGGAGCATAGCTACCAGATACTTCAACTAAACCATCATCTGCATAAGAAATAGATTCACACTTGTAAACTTTATTTTCTGTAGTCGTATTTTTAACAGTGAATAAACAACCAGAAGGAGCAGCAGATAATTTTGAAGAATGGATCTGACCTTCATTGCCAGGCATCCAATATAAAACATCCTCATTTCCCGTCATATCATCTTTGCTAACAATTGTGCCGTTATCTAATTTTGCACCATTTCTAAAACGACTGGTATGAGTAACTTCTGAAACCAAACGGAAATAATCACCTGGGCTAAGGAATTGAATATATTGAGGGGCTGTTTTAAAACTAAGTCCATGATCTGATAAGCGTCTTAAATTAATAGCGTATTTAGCAAAGGTAATTGCTTGCTTTGAACTTGTGCAGAAACCAGATAGGTCAAAAGTTTCAATAGGATCAGTTACTGAACCAAATCCAGACTGAACTAAAACAGATTTTGTTTCAGGAAATCCATTTTCTGTTTCTTTCCTAAACAAAACAGCAGCTCTAAATAATTGTCTTTCTTCTGGACTTAAAAAACTAACTTGTAAATCATTAATATTGCCATCAGTAAATAAGCACTTAATATCAGGTTTCCCATTATGATCTATCTCATTATTAGATCTTGTAGGAACAGAAGGTTTAAGACTAAATTTACCTCCAATGATTGTGAAATCTAATAAACAATAACCAGCATGTTCAAATATAAAATCTCTTAAATTTAATTTAGATGAAATAACACCATCCCAAAAAAAGTCGTTAGCTTTACAGAATTTAGCTGCCTCTGTCATTGCAGGTTTATCAACAGAAACAGTCCCAATCAATTTACCCGCACCTATCTTTGAACTTGTTAATAAAGCATAAGCAATTTCAGGAAATAAATTAGAAGATCCCGTTCCAGACGTAATTAGTCTTTCTATCTCAATTCCTTTCTTAAAGTATGCAGAAAATTGACTAAAGTTTGTCCACTCCTTTGAACTATTTATAATTAATCCTCCATAAGCTAAATCTGTATATTTAGCCTCTCCATTTGCTTCGGTTCTTATAATTTCATTTACATAAGCAATCTGATGCTCTGGTTCATTCTTATTACTATTAACATCACCTTCATAAACATTCCAATCTTTTATAACATCAAAACGATTTAGATCCTTTCCTGGGACAGGAACTTCATCTTGCCCTACTTTAACTATAACGTGAATAGGATTAGGTAGGATTTGAGTCCCTGAAACAACATTAGGGATATATAGCCCTTGATCACTATGTGCATTGTCATATTTTTCTCCTCTAAAAGTTGGGTTTAAAGTCCATTCAATGTGATACTTGTTCCCCCAATTACCATTAGCATCTTTATCTCTATAAACCTTTAAATCAATTTTTAAAGTTCCTTCAACTCCAAACCCTACGTAATATGAAGCACCTATGCTTTGCCCATGAGTTACAGTTACCGTCCCTTCAAAAAAAGGAGCAGGAGTTGTAATTTCTTTGTTTAATTGTTCTACATAGAATTTATAATATATGCCGTCAGGATGATTACCCGCCCAAGAAGGCCCACCTGTTGATGGATCTTTTTGTCTAGGTCTATACTTTATACCGTTATGTATAAAATATACGTTAGGCCAACGCCCGACTCCTCTGCCAGGGTTGCCTCCTTGAGTTTGCCTTGCATCTAATCCACCATTAATAGGGTAAAGTTGCCATATATAATGATCATTTGTAATGTGAGAAGTCGTATTTTTATCCCAATAAATAACTCTATAAGAATCATTTAACAGCCCTTGTGATACCCAACGTTCAATCTGCGCAGTTCCGTCAAAATTAATATCACTCTTCCAATAATTAAGACCATTGCTAAGTGAAACACTTGTCGCTAGTCCATCTTTTATTCTTGTTGAAGATTCAATACTCCACTCATTATTGCTTATGAAAGTATCGTTTTCATCAATAGATTGATCTTCTTTACCACTAAACAGAACATTAAACCCATAGCTTGAATAGATATAAGAAAAATGACTTAATGTCCTACTTTCATCATCAGTAGTAGGAAGCAATAAATTTACTCTCTGTCCAAAATGACCTCCTCTTGTAAAATAATTCCCAGGATAAGGTTTAAATCTATATTCAAACTGTCCCATTGGTTGCTGAATTGTTATTGAATTGTATTGAAATTCTGGAGTATTACCTCTAATAGCAAATAACCCTGTATGGCTAGTTGTAACTCCATTTTTCATGTCATGCCAAGTTGTTTCACCAAGCTTTCTTACTTGCAACATGAAGAAGGACATCCGAGGCAAAAATCTGTCAACCTGACCTAATTGAATTTGCGTTCTATCGTCATAAGCACGATCCAAAGCTTTTTGCCCAGGTTGACTACTTATGTTTGCAAAACGCATTTGTTTATGTACTTTTGACTTAATTCCTATCTCTGTTACATCACAATCCTTATTATTGGAAACAGTTGCAAAAGCTACTCTTTGACACGTATAAATATCATGTCCATGATACAAATCATGTGTTCCTCTAGTATAATTTAAAACACCACTTAACTCTTGACGATAAAAAATAGCAGCAGTATCACTAAGGCTATAATATTCAGTTTTAATTAAATTTGATGCTGGATGAAGCCATTTAGGGTTTTGGCAATGAGTACCTAAACCCTCTGCATTAGGGTCAACAGGAATATCTATTTTACCCGCCTCTATAATCTTAAAATTATAAGATTTTGAGGTCTTTATCGTATAAGGAACAGTATCAGAAATCGACGTGCATTGCATAATCGCAGTCCCAAATATGTATTGTTCTCCTTTTGCAAATAACTGATCTGTATTTTCTCTAATTGATATTGTCATGCTGTCAACGTCGTCCACTCCATGAGGTTTATACCCCCAAGCATCAAAGTTAAAACCACCTTCTCTTGATGCGTCTTCTTCTTGGTAGCCTTCCTCGTTTGGGTTTGTATCGTAAACTCTCTGAAGAGCGTTTTTTATTCCGCTAGTTTCTCCCACTACTTGATAAATAACAACATCTCCTACTAACCCGTCAATAGGAGCTGTAGTTGTTTTTGGTAAATAATTTCCGTTTCTTATAACTGCAAT